CCTACCTTCGGACAGGTAGATGACCTAGCTGAGATTTTTACCCGTATTCGGACAGGCGAAGATGTGGGCGCCAACCTAATGCGGACAGTTACAAACAACACTCCGTTCATCAACCTGTTTTATACTAGGCAAGCCCTGGACTATTTGATTCTGTACGAGTTGCAAGAGATGGTCAACCCAGGGTATCTTCGTCGGATGGAAGGCCGTATAATGCAAGAAAACGATCAGCGATTTTTCGTTCCGCCGAGCGAGCAGGTCCCATATGGAGGTAGCTTAAGGAGTCTAGTGCAATGACAGTTCAAACCGAAATTAAACGTGTCGTCCAGGTTGGCACTGGTTCAACGAACACTTTCTACTTTAATGCGACCGTCCAAGGTTTGGACGACCTCAAGGTTTTTACTGTTGACACTGCAAGCATACAGACTCTGAGAACTCGCGGTGGAGCAAACCCATACGACTACACAGTCACGATTAACGCCTCAACTAAGTTTGCCACAGTCACGCTGAACTCAAACCTGGCGGCCGGTTTCAAGATCGTTATTCTTCGCGGTACGCCGATTGTCCAGCAAGTAGACTACACTGAAGGCGACCCATTCCCAGCAGAAACACACGAAGGTGCTCTTGACAAGCTGACCATCATTGCAACTCAATTGCAAGAACAGCTTGACCGCTCGCTACAGGTTGTTGAAACCAGTACAGTGACCAACATTCGTGTTGCTGAATTTGAGGCAAACAAAGCTCTGGTTGTTGATGCTACAGGCACTAAGGTTGCCATGGGTCCAACAACTACTGACATTGCTAATGCACAAACCAACGCAGCCGCCGCAACGGCCGCAGCTAGTGCAGCCAATGCGTCTGCATCAAGTGCTGCCGCTTCTGCAGCCACAGCATCAACTGCCGTTACTAACGCTGGTCTGCCAAACATTGTTGTTGGTGACGAGCTTAAGTTTATTCGTATCAAGGCTGACCGGTCTGGTTACGAGACAATCGCGCCTCCGCAAGACAACTCAACCTTCTATGGTTTTAGGATCTCAAGTGGTTCATTGCTGCTAGACCGATCAATCATTGGAGACGCTGATTCTTTCAACGTAAACAATTATGAGGACTATTTCCTTGGCGCGTCAGGCAATGTCTTCTCTGTCAACAATGACGGCCACCTCATCTGCACATTACCGTAAGGAGTAAAGCATGGCAACCCTTGATCTTGGAAAACTTAAATTTACGTGGCGCGGAGCTTACTCCGGCGCAACGGCATACGAGAAAGACGATGTTGTCAGCTATAGTGACAGCAGCGTTTACATTTGTAAACTAACCCCGCCGGCTGCTGGCACCGTCCCGACAAATACAACTTATTGGGATGTCATGGTGCAGGGCGTAAACATTCTAACGACACTTGGTGACCTAGCCACGCACAATGGCACCGTCCCTATTCGCTTTGGCATCGGGGCAGCTGGCCAGGTCTTGACGGCCTCTGGCTCAGGAATTAGCTGGGCAGCGCCCGCTGGTTTTGTTGGCAACTCAATCCTAGTTAACACCTACAAGACGCAGTATAGCCACGCGCCTGCAAACTTGATTGGTACAGGCAATGAACCGTGGCTTGGAGAAGCAGCTGGCAACAACTTGCGTATTGCGTCTGGCTTGCTAAACCCGCGACTTGGACCCCGCGTCTCGTCACGTCGAGCTGGTTATTCTCGCCACCTTAACTCAGCCTTCCTTAACGATCGCTATGAGTACATTGTCAGGGGTACCACTGAATACGGCTTAGGTGGTAAGTACGCGCACACTCACAACCATGCTAACTTGACGTCTGTGATGACGTTTAGCGGTGAATTCGGTTTGATGCGAGCCGGCGACCACTTTGTACAAATTCACCAGAATGGTTCTGGCTCTGCTTTGGCTTTGACTAAGGACGGCGACGTCTTTTTCATGGGCTACAACAACCAAGGTCTTGCGGGAGCAGGGCACACCACTGATGTGTATGGGTGGACCAAGGTTCCTTACTTAGGTCCTGATGCTTCAGTGTCTGGCCAAAGCTGCAAGATCATTGGTCTTTGGGTGTCGCAAGAACTTAACGGCGGTGAAGCAGACCTTGTCACCGCTTTTGCTATTGACAGCAGCTATCGCCTGTGGACCTGGGGCTACAACGGCAACGGCGAGTGCGGCATCGGTAACACGACAAGTCCTCAAACCACACCTCAACTAGTGTCTGGCATTACCAACGTGCGCATGCTGCACGCTAGACCTCGCATGGTTATGGCCGTTAACAACACGGGTCAACTGTACACTTGGGGTTGGAATGCTCAAGGTCAACTTGGCCTTGGCAACACAACCGCGTATACCTCACCGCAGTTAGTCTCTGGTGCCACCAACGTCTACGACATTGAGTGCCACGTCGGTTCTTACTACTCAGGCGGTTGGAACTACTACGGTTGCTCATACTACTTGAAGAACAACGGTGAACTGTACGGTTCGGGTTACAACCCCTATGGCAACCTTGGTAACGGCAACACAACAAACCAAAGCGCCTACGTACGCTGCGGAACCTCTCAAACCTTCGCTGAGTTTTATGTTAACGGCTGCTCACAGTACGTGACTGTGGCTGCGATTGAAGGAAACCCAGATACGTTTAGCGGAGGAACCCCTAACGTTAGTTCCGCTGGTAACCTGTATTGCTGGGGCTACAACGGCAACAGCCAGTTTGGTAACGGCACGACGACTAGCTCGTCAAGCCCTACCCAACCGGGTACTACTTGCGACACAACCCGTAACCGTACGTTTACCTACATCGCAGGCGTAACTACCAATAGCGATCGCGTGTTCCCACGAAACCAGATCACGCGCATCTTCCCTTACATTTACAGTGAAGCAGGAACTGGGTGGATGGTGCAGGACTTAGCCGGACGGATGTACTTGCTAGGCTATGGTGTGAACATGGGCACTTACCGCAGCGACAACACAACCGTCGCCTATAGTCGCCCTGTCTTGCTACCAGGACCTTGGTCCTCGGAAGACGGCTCTGCTTGTGGCACGCACCAAACAATCGTGGACTATCGCGCCTCTGGCTACCCATACGGCTCAAGCTTTAACTTGCAATTCCTGATGTCTGACGGTCGAGCCTTGCACATGGGCACCAACAGCGAGGGTGAGTTCTCAAGTGATGCTGGCTTTAACGGTCGCTTCATGACTATAAACCCATAAGGAGAAGAAGATGAAACTATATACGTTTGTTGGTCAGTATACACACCCCCAGTCTGGGTTTGGAACTGCCCCTGTTTGGCACGGCACTAAGGACGACGTCACCTATGCCTCAATGACTGATGAGTGTTTGGCTAGCTTTAATGCTGAGCAAGATGCTCAATGGACCTTGGGCACCGATGCTGACGTTGGCATTGCTCAAGCCATCAGTCCAAAGGTTGCAGCCATTAAGGCTAGCATTCCTAAAACTATTCGGGCTAAGTACACGATTGACGACGAGTTGCAAGCCAACCGTCTGCGTGACCCTGCGGTTCTTGATGACATTGCTGCTATGGTGGCCGTTAAGATGTCTGAAATCGACGAGTTGTTCGGAGCATAGTATGGTTACTGCGGTTGATGTTCAGGCACAGCTAAACACGCACGAAGAAGTGTGCGCGATGCGCTATGAGAAAATAGAGATTCAGTTTGCTGCGACTAACGCGCGATTAAAACGAATTGAAGGAATTCTAGTAGCCGCAGCTGGTACTCTAATTGTTGGTGCCTTTGGTGCGATGTTCACTCTTTTATTGTTGCTTCAAAAAATGGGGTAAACTATGGCAGCTGATCCAGTAACAGCAGTCCTAAACATAGGCGGTCAACTGATTGATCGCCTGTGGCCTGATCAGGAAAAGAAAGATCAAGCTAAACTAGCTCTCATGGAGATGGCTCAGAAGGGCGAGCTCACTGAGCTAACCGTTCGTGGCGAGATTGTCAAGGCCGAAGCTGCAAGCGAACACTGGCTAGCAGCTAACTGGCGACCGATCCTGATGCTAACATTTGGCAGTCTTATTGTGGCTCGCTGGTTTGGCTGGGCAGCACCTAACTTGTCTGAGGCCGAGTACCTAAAGCTCTGGTCTATCGTTGAACTAGGCATTGGCGGCTACGTTATTGGACGCAGCGCAGAAAAGGTCTTGCCTAACATTGCGCAAGTGTTCAAGAAGTAATGTTCAAGCTATCGAAGCGGAGCATGGATAAACTAGACGGGGTCGACGACCGTCTAGTTGACATTGTCTGCCGCGCAATCGAAATCACTACCGTCGACTTTGCCGTGATCGATGGACTGCGAACCCCGGCCCAGCAACTAGAGTACTTCAACAAGGGCGTGAGCCAGGTCAAGGTTGGTGGCAGTCACGTAGCTGGCAAGGCCGTTGACCTCATGGCTTACGTTGGTGAGCGAGCTTCTTGGGAACTCAACCTGTACGACAACATTGCTGACGCCATGAAGCAAGCGGCCATCGAGAAGAATGTGCCGCTAAGGTGGGGAGCAGCTTGGAACGTACCCGACATTCGCCTCTGGCGTGGCACCATGGAAGAAGCCATGAACTACTACGTGGACACCCGTCGCAAAGAGAACAAGCGACCTTTCATTGATGGCCCACACTTCGAGATTAGCTAAGCCAAGAAGTAATGTCTTCACCCAAGACCTGAGCAGCAATATTCTTCTTTGCTCTCAGGGCCTTAATGATCTTCTCGTCTATAGTCTTTGGCACGCACAAGTCGACGTAGTTCACTGACTTGGTTTGACCGATACGATGAGCACGATCCTCGGACTGCAGCCTGTGTTCCAGGTTGTAGCTGTTCGAGTAGTACACCACCATCGTCGCAGCGGTCAAGGTAATACCGTAACCTCCTGTTGATGGGTTGCCCACAAAGAACCGAGTACCAGGATCCTCTTGAAACCGTTTGACTGCCTCAGACCGTTCGTCAGTTGTCGTGTCTCCATAGTAGCTAACGATGCTCTCTGGTCCATAGACATCTTTGATTTTCTCCGTGATCTTCAAGATGTCTGCCCGGTATGTAGCCCAGATAATGACCTTGTCGTCAGCCTCTTCGAGCACGTCCATGAGTTCCGTCAATCGATTGTTGGGGACCTCGATCAGGTCGCCATCATCAGACTTGAAGTGGCCACAAGTGATCTGGTGAAGTCGCAGAATTTCTGTGAGCACATTGTCAATTGTCAGTGCTTTCCCCTGCAAGAGAGCGATGGCCGAATCGGAGAGTTGTTTGTAAAGCTGCTTCTGTTCCTTGGTAAGCTCGACATGCCGATACTGATAGATCTTGGCGGGCAAATCAAGACAGTCGGCCTTTTTGACTCGATACGAGAAAGCCTGCAGTAACTTCGTCAACTCATCTAGCCGCTGGAAACCAACGATCTTCTTAAACGTGCGGTTACCCGACTTCGCGTCGATCATCACGGCATACCGACTGCGGAACGTGTAGTAACTACTGAAGCCTAGCAAGTGCGGGTTTAAGAACTGCGCCTGGCTATAGATGTCTAGTGGACTACGAGTCACTGGCTCACCGGTTAGGATGCGGCGATAGTGCGCCCTGGTTCCTACCTTGATCACGTTCTTCGTGCGCTGTGCACCAGGGTTCTTGATTGTCGTTGACTCGTCGACGACCATGGCTACACGGCCACCGACGTCTGTGAACAGCTGCGCGAACTTGGTGCCTCGGTCCGTGGAGAAGGCTTCAACGTTCATGACTAGGATCCGCAAGTCGTCACTAGGCTTCATGATCTCGTCAAGGGCTTCTTGTTCTGCCTTCCTTGGACTGGCGTGCCAGCTAGCAATCTTGTGCTGGATGTGGTCAGGCAAGTGAGTTGGAATTTCCTTGATAACCCAGTTCATGTAGACACCCTTGGGAGCTACGATCAGAGCAGAATTGATCCGACCTGAATCATAGAGGTACGCCAAAGAGTCGATTGCTACCTTTGTCTTGCCTGTTCCCATCTCCATGAACAGAGCGAATTCGTCTTTTTCCTTTGACATGTCCCAGGCTTTGGCTTGATGAGCGTAGGGTTGTGTCTTAAAGGGGTAAGTGTTAGTATGGTCCATATTTTTTCCCGTTCTCTAGGATAATCCTAGTCATCCGATCTCGTAGTAAAGACTGGTTTGCGGCTGGATCAGGTGCAGATTCTGCCTAGCCCGAGTCATTCCTACGTAAAACACCCGAGCTTCATCGTCCGGGTACTGCTGCATGTACTTGTACGACCTTGATGCCATGTCTGTCAGCATCAAGACGTTGTCGGCTTCACCCCCTTTGACGGCGTGAATGGTGTTGATCTTGATCCTGGGTTCGCCAATGAGCGTCTCACCTTGTCGTCTGGCTGCGATGTAGAACTCGCGCTCGGCAGCCGGAATGTGAGTGAGCTTCTCGTGCCAGATCCCTGGTTCAAGACCTGTGTCTTGCAGTACGTATATCCTTTCTTTATCGGTCCGTTTGCGTATGCCCATGAACCGATAGACCAATCTTAAACTGTCACCATTGACTGACTCACCGCGACAAAGTCTTGTCCACGCAATTATCGCCTTGAGACTGTCTGAATCAAGCGGGTTCTTCTTCATCGACTGAAACGGATAACCTGACTTCAAGCAGATCTCTTCTAGTTCCTTAGTCAGGTAGCTGTTTCTGGCGAGCAAGAGCCAGGTACCTTTGCTGATGTCCACTTCTTCGGGGGTAAAGTGCCAGTGAACTCCACCATCAACTTCACTTGGTCTGAACCGTTTAGTGACACGGTTCGATACGCTTGAGATGACTTGAGTCGCAAGTTTGTGCACTGCTCTTGGTACACGGTACGATTGATCGAGGACAATACGCTTTCCAGGTAAATGAATAAGTCTGTCGACGTCTGCGCCGGCCCATCGATAGATAGCCTGATCGTCGTCTCCTGCGATGAATCGGTCATGTACATTCTCCGTTAGTTTTTCTACGACATCCCACTGCAAAGCAGATAAGTCCTGTGCCTCGTCAACAAAGACGGCATCGAGCTTTGGTACAACGCCACTATGCAGCCAGGTCTCAAGCAAGTCAGTGAAGTCCTGTAACCCGTGAACCTTCTTGTACTGGATCAAGGTCCGTGAAACACGGTCAAGTTCGTGCCAGTCAATGTCGTCGTCACCACACTCTTCGCAGATCTTCTTTAGTGGTTGCCTTGTAATCCTGGCTAGGTTGTCAAGGAAGAAGTAGCGGTCACCCAATGGCATGCCTTGCAGCAGACCGTCTTCCGTGTTGCCGTAACCACTGACCTCGATCCCAAGCTTTTCGCCAAGCTCTCTATAATTTGGACGTTGCATCATGGCTGTTGGCTTCATACCTAACTGGCGAAAGGTTAAACTATGGATGGTCCGGAAGAAAGGCATGTCGTCTTTGGTAAACCCAAAGCGATCCGCTGCCCTGCTCCGTGCTTCATTCGCCGCCTTTTTGGTAAAGGCAATGTAGCCAATACGCTCTGGCTTCACCCCCTTCTCCAAACGCTCTTCAATGAACCGCATGCCTGCAGTAGTCTTGCCTGTCCCTGGAGGCCCAAAGATGATGGTCCACGTCAAAAGATTTCTCCGCTCTCGCCTACGTCTGGAGTATCAAAATCGCCTTGATGCTTCTCAAACTCGTTGACCGCCCACAAGTTAATGCCCTTGCCCTTGATGTTGAAGAAGTGGTGCTCAGCACCGTTCTCACGCAAGATCGAAGTAACCTGGTGTACCTTGTAATCCCTGAAGTGGTGGCGATCTAAGAACGCCATCAGGTCTGCCATCCTGAAATAGTGCTTGATGCCGTCAGACCAGGGTTTACCAAGCAAGATCTCTTCCTTAGCCTTGGCTTGCACTCGTCCCGTACAGAAGCGCTCTATGTACTCGAACAACTGACCAACTGGCGATGCATCAGGTGGTGCCTCAATGACTGTCAGGTTCTCAAGCAAGTGATTGATGAGCTTGGTCCACGCAATGTCGTTCATCTTGGCAGGCAGCACGTTCAAACGCTCCATGCACTTGCGTTGGAAGCGACGTTGATTGTGTAGATCGTCTGTCTCTAATTCCAGCCGACCACCACCGTCAATATCCAAGAACCAAATGGGAGGGTTAGTATCAAACTTTGTGAGGCTGTGAACAGCAGGCATATCGCTGCTAGCCCCAATACCAAACTTACGAAGCTTGCACACAGCAGCATTACAGTAAGGAGCAATAGGAGGCTTACTGCAAGTGTATTGATAGTCTTTTCTCTTCGCAGATTTAATGACCCCTTGTACTTCGGAGGAGGATAGAGGTGGTTCCATAAGCTGAACGTTAAATCCTTCCAGATCCCCTTCCCAATTGTCGGGATTCTTTTTACGGCAGTAAACAGCGATGTTAAATAGTCCATTGTTGCGAGTCCCCTGTGGAAAACCTTTTGTTGCAAGATGCTGCAAGCAAGGTGGACCGTCTTCAAAGTCAGACTTAACAGTGATGACTAGGTCTTCTAGTTGCTTAGCAGTAAAGCGGTTGGCCATAACCTTCTCAATGAAGGCTTCTGGCTTCATACCTTGGCACCAGCGTGTGTCGCCAAAATAAGGCATGTTGATCCATTGACCAATGTCCCCACGATCCGCGAGGATTTTGGTTTGCTTCGGAAAAATTTCGCAGCCACCGTAACCCATGTAAGCTGCTAGGTCTTTTAGTTTCTGCTGAATTAAGCTAGCTTCTACCCACTCGCTTGTGAACAAGTAAAGGTGAATGCCACCTGACTTACTGGCACAAGGGAAAAGCGGTACCTTGAGTTCTTGTATTGCTGCATTGATCTTGGGTAGGTCAATGCTGCCATCGTACGTGTCAATGTCGATGGCTCCAAACTTGCACAAGGATTCGTCGTTGATTGGAATAACACCAAGTCCTTGCTTACCTTCGAGGTGCTGTTGCCACAGTTCCTTGGTCACTGGCTCACGAATAGTCGTGGCTTTTCCTGTCAGCTTGTTGTCTTGACGACTACCCTTGATGACATATGTTCCATGCGCACGTGGCAAGCCCTCGAAAATCTCCATGAAATTTTCTATGAGCATAAATAAAAAACCCGGGGCTGCGAACCCCGGGCCCTTTCGTTAAAACGCGTTGTGGGTTTCAGCCTGTTCTGCTTCAGGGGCGGCTGTCTTCACAGCTCCTGACATAACCTGCTGAGCGAAGTCACGGGCTGCTTGGTACATACCGGGTTCTGTAACAGGACCCACCATGTCGATGGTCCAACCAGACCAAGCACCTTTATCGTTCTGCTCTGCCACTGAAGCAAGCTTGTACATATGACTGAAACGTGCAGGTGTCACAGGACCAGATGGACCTTGCACCTTCAAGTTGTTCATCAAGCTATTCCAACGACGGTTCTTCTTCAGCTGCGTGCTTGACATGGTAATCAAACCAGGCTCCATCAACCCTGTATCGAGCTCAATGCGAATCACGAAGTGATAAGCAGTCTCAACAAGGATGTTGCCTGTTGCAGTAGTTAATTTGCCGTTGATGCTCTTCGCATCTGTAACCACGGAACTAGTGATTGCATGTTGACCAACCAAACCACCACCCTGTTCACGTGGACGCCATTCAACAAACTCACGCTTGTACGCGCAAGGAATTACCAAGATGTCTTTGAAGACTTCCTCAGTAACTGTGTTGAAGATCATGCCAGCCTTTGCGTTAGGTAAGGTGTCTAGTTGAGGCGACAACTTTTGCAAGATGTTGAAGAATGGAATAGCCATGTCTTGGCTAGTCATATTCTCCATGCCCATACCAGCGTCTGCTGCAAAGTCAATCACTGCCAGGGCGCCACCCTGTTTCTTTTCGGCTACTTCGTTCTTGGCCATTTGAGTTATCCTTTCTTAATGGTTGCTTTCTGCCCAATGTAAACGCCTAACAGGTCGAAGGGCAAGTTCCTACCTGCTTCCACTTGCTCACGCACAAACGCTTTGAACGTCATAGCATGAACGCCGGTCTTGTCGGTGTATGAAGTACCGTGGTCTTTCAAGAAAGTCTTGAAGTCTACAGCACGCTCATCTTCACCTTTGCCAAAGCTTACAGTCACGTCGTTCTTGATCAAGTCACCATGACCATTGTCGCGCAGCCACTGCATCGCTTCTTCGTACTTCTCTTTTGGAGGATTAGCTTGGTAGAAAGGCTTGACAGTAATCTTGCTGCCATCGACAAGCTTGAACTCGCTGATGCCACACTCAGTCATGGCTTCAGGCAAATCCTTTTCCTGTACCTGGGACAAGGCTTCTGTCTTCTCTTTCAACTGCGCTTCTAAATCCTCTATATCTTTCTCAAGCTGCACCTGCTTAGCGGCAAGTTCAGCTACGACTTTCAGGCTGTCGTCGCCTGGTGTGACATCAATAGTCATCGCTTCTCCTCATTAGATCGAATTCAACCACGTAGTACCGCATTTCCTGGCGATCCCACTTCAAGACTTTCATGCGTCCATTGTTGAGCATCGTGGCTACGGCACCAGCTACTGCGATGGCAGCAGGATCGCCGACCATCAGTAAGTAATCTTCATCAGTGAACCGGGCTAACCCGCGCTTTAACCGAGAAACCGTGGGCGCTGCGCTGTAAGCCACGTTGCCGGGTGGCAACAAGACCTGCAGCTTGCCGTATTTCTCTGCTGGCATCAGGTTAATTCCTCGGGGTTCCTGAACCACGTACACTGTCATCATTTCTCCTTTCTGTTTATTGATAATATCACTGTATTGGCAATAAGCTAAGATTTGTAGATTATATCCGCGATCTTTTCCCATGGCCAAGGCTTGGTAAACACTTGCGGGTTCGGGATAAGAGCCCACTTAATTTTGCAAGCACCGTCTTTCACTGGCTCTAACAAGTCGACAACGGCCAAGACCGATTCGGCCTTAAACACGAGGATGTCGTCGTCTTTTCTAGCTAGCACAAATACCCGCCCCTTCTCCTTGCAGCGTCGACTGAAGAACGCGATCTGGCTCGACCGAAAGTAGATGTAGTTTCCCTTGACTACCTTCAGTTCGACCCAGGCTTCAGAGCCTTCATGGCAACCATTGACATCAGGTTGACCGATGCCTGCTAAGTTTTCAATCCTGACCAAATGTCCGGGAAGCCTCTCCCGAATCAAAGTCCACAGGGTAGACTCGCGCATATTCCAGGCCCTCAAGTTTAAGACCCGTTCCCCAAATCTGCAGGTAGATTCCAGACAACTCTGGATTCGCCGCGTCCTTGAAGTTCGGGTAATCAATTTCACTAACCAACTTGGTTAGCTGTTTTGCAAAAGCACTTTTAGACAAGTGAATGCGGTACCGGTAGTCTGCGTCTGGCGTGTACTGCGGTATGCTGCCTTCAAAATTGTCGGTGATGTGATGCGGTTGACGCGCACGGACAAGCAACATGTTCTTATCTGCACGGTTTTGCACAACACTTAATAGTCCTGCCTTAGTAAAAATCCACATATATTCTCCTTTATTTGCTGTCGCCCCAAGTCGGTCCCATTTCGAGATCGACCTTGATCGGTACAGCTATTTTAACACAGGACTCCATGATGTCTTTGATTCGCTCACCATGAGCCCGATCTTTTACACTAAAGCAGATCTCATCGTGCACTTGAATGTGACCTACTTCACCTGCCTTGTACAGGTCGACCATCGCTTTCTTAGTCATATCGGCAGCACCACCTTGAATCAGGGCATTCAAAGCTTTGTGCGTCATTGACCTACGCAGTGGTCTGCCTTGCCAAACCTTGTCGGCTTGTGCTCGACTCAGCGGGTTCTCTCTGTTAGGCCAAGTGTTCTGGCTATCGGCAGGTTCCCAAAGATCGAAGTGCCGCTTGCGACCAAGCAAGGTTTTAATGAAACCCTTCTGAGTAGCTGACTGAGTGCAGCGCTGACTGAGCTGCCTGACGAACGGCACACGATCGTGGTACTGCTCAAACAAAGGTCTGGCTTCATCTTGACTGAGACCAAGTTCTTGACTGAGCTTGTAAATGCCCATGCCGTAGAACATACCAAGGTTCACGGTCTTGGCTTGCTTACGTTTGATGCCAGCCATGTCAGCGACCATTTGATGGAAGTCAGTATCAGCTGATTCACTGTAAGTCTTGACTGCTTCCTCGCTGCCTTTCAAACCAAGGATGTCTGCGTAGTGCACCAAGATTCTAGGTTCTTGCTGGCTGTAATCGCAACTAGCCCACTGCATACCTTCGTCAGGTAAGAACAAACCACGAATCAATGGACCCCAATGTTCGTCGCGTGCAGGAACCTGCTGCAAGTTAGGCATGGAACTACTGAAACGACCAGACCTAGTTCCTGATTCGTCTTTGCGTAGCGCATGGAACTGGCAATGAATGCGACCTGAGTGTTCCATCTTGAGGATCATGCCCTCAATAAAGTCACGACGCATCTTGTTTAGTTTACGATACTCAGCAATCTTCTTTGGCACAGGCAGCTCATGGTTAGCAAGCCAATCGCCAGTGAAAGACGCATTACCCTTTGCAGTCTCAGGGTACCAGATGTCTAGCTTCTTAAACGCTCTGCCAAGATCATCGCCTGACCATGGATCGATCACGTAACCGACGAGGTCTCTTAGTTCGCCCAGTAATCTGGCTTCGTCTTTTAGGCCTTGGTCGTTTAGCTGCTCAGCTTTATCGACGTCGACGCGGACGCCCTTGAACCGCATGTCAAGCATGATTGGCACAAGGTCAGACTCAAGTTCAAAGATGTCCCACAAGTCTTCTTGCATCAAGATCTTCTTTTGAAGATCGAAGATACGTATTGGAAGGGCAGCATCTGCTTCGGCATATGGACCAACGTACCTGGCCGGCAGTCTCCAAAGTCCACCTTTAGGGTCGACGCCAGCAGCATGGGCGGCTTGGCGTAGAAGTGTTTCATCCTTGTCTTCGCCAAGGTACTTTTTAGCAAGCGCCGAGAGGCTGTAGCTGGACTGGTTCTCGTCAATAAGCGGCTCCGCGATTTGGATGTCGCGTATGGGACCATTGACTTGAATGCCTTCTGCACGTAACCATTCAAGGTCGTAGATGAGATTCGCACCTATCTTCTCCGTATCTTTGCCAAGCACGTTTTCAAGAAAAGAAATAACCGCAGCTTTAGGAAGGTTATCTCCACCGCCATGTCCAAAAGGAAAATACCAAGACGCGTCTTCAGTCGCAAGACTCACCCCCACAACTTCCCCGTCGTACCTCACTCCGCCTGGTCCCCTCTCCATGAGATGAGGATCCCTCGTCTCGCAGTCCAAAGAGATCCGCTTGACGGTCGTTAAGTTTGGGAACTCTTCCGGCGGGCGCCATGCTGAGTTCGGCATAAACATTGGCAACTGTTCCATGATGTAACCATTCTCCTTTCCAGAGATTCTTAGCTGCCGAGTGTGGATACTCTTCGAGGAACACGATCCTCTTGCAACCCGTATTCATAAACAACTTCACACAAGTCACGCATGGACTAGCCGTGACGTACGCAACCTCTATTTCTTTCGCGTCCCTACATTGAAGGAGCGCGTTCTGTTCTGCGTGGATCGCTTCGCATAAGTCAAGCCCTTGGCCCGATGACAGACCAGCCCCAGCGCAAGCAGTATCAAGGCAATGGGTAACGCCGCGAGCAACACCGTTATAGCCAGTAGCCAAAACATGCTTGTGCCTATCCACGAGTACGCAACCGACGCGACGTCTTCTACACGTTCCACGAAGGGAAACGAGCGCAGCCATCGCCAAAAAATACTCGTCACTACTTGGTCTCCAGTATTCCAGTTCCATTTGCCTGCTCCCACAACCAATCAACTAAATCATCTCCATGCTCAAACCATGGGATGGTCGGTATTGGCTGCTGAGTTGCTTTGCCGCCAACAATTTCTTCTGCTGCTGACCATTGAGGCTCATACAAATGCATGCTGCCTGCTTGCAAGGTCAACAAACCAAGTTCAGGTTTTTTCTTCAAATGACAGATCACGTAGCGAGCTAGCATGCTGAAGTTGAACACGTCATATGGCCAACCAAGCCACAAGTCTGAGCTGCGCATGGTGTCAATCACATGCAGCATACCATCACGAATCAAGAACTGAATTGAGACTGTGCATGGAATGTCCTTACTAGGCCTTGGGTTTGGACGCCAAATGGTCAAGACCGCTTGCCTTGTATCTGGATCACTGTTCAAAGCATCAATCACAGAATGCAATTGATCGCGAATCATGGGCCCGTAAGCACCGTGGAAAAAATAACCGTCATCACTGAAGTTGCTGATGGCCTTGCTATAAGGCGCAATGGTCTTGACTCTGTTATCACCACTCAAGATCCAAGCAGCTTCTGCTGCCATAAACTTGTAGCCAAGATCACGTTCCTTGATCGTCAACACAGGCCACTCCATCGAGATCGATGTTTGATAAGCCATCAACTCTTTGATTGGCTTACCGCGTGGTGCAACAAGACGACCGTACTTAATGCACTGTTCAAGTGCTCTAACCCATTCTGTATTAGTGGATGGCATGGCGCAATATCTCCCTCATGTATGATGTGTCTCCTTCAAACCTTTTGACAAAGGCAGGATGCTTCACGTGTTCAAAGACTTCAATGCCTTGTTTGCTGAGGTATGACAGTGCAACCTTGCCAACTGCAATGAACTTCAATTCAGGTTTTGCTTCAGCGAGAGCTGGCAAAATCTTGTTTGTTGTACCATCATGGTTAAGGGCATTGCCCCACATCAGCAACTCTTCACGCACAGGTACCTCATGCAGGGCCTGTGCAAGATACAAGCTTGAATGACCATAGTCATACCAAGGCCACTCAAGGTTGTTGTATTTGGGCTTCACTCGCTCGCCGACAAAGACGTACTCTGCTTCTTTGAGGTGTCCAAGTAAATTAGGTTCGTCCATAGAGCCAGGCAATTGAGAGTGTATTCTCTCCAAAGCACGATCATAGGCGTATTCAGTAAATAGCTCAAGCTTATCTCCCCATGATTCAATTGAGTAGTACACGTGGTCGCGTCTTGCCTTGACTCCACCTGTCCTAATCAAGAGATCAGTGTAGTTTTCATTTGGTATGTGCACCTTGTCACCATTCCAAAGGAACCGGTAACGTGCAGCAACCCCCATCACGCTGTCGTACATCTCTTCACGCTCAGACTTCAGCTTGTCAAAGCGTTTTTCGTAGTCAACAAGATCTTCAGGCAAACAGTAGATGTACACTGCACCATGCTTGCGTGCAACGCGATCCATCATGCGTCCCATTTGACTCCACTTGCTGCCACCACGATACTCAGCTGCATACAAGGCTTCACTTGGCCACCACCTGTCGATGATGACAGGCTTCTTGTGGCTCTTGCGAATGGCCCAGCGAATAGCTGCTGTGTGATACTCAAACATGTGATCAGGCCAGCGGTAACTCAAATGCAAGTACGTTGCATCGAGCTGCTTGGCCATGTGCTGAGCTAGTGTTGTTTTGCCTGCACCATCAGGACCTTCAAGAATAAAAATCATCAGTCAAGTCCCCACACTTTAACAACAACTAACCACTTGCCGTTTTCAGTGGGCTGAGACGTATAGATTGATGGAGACCTCATGGGATCCTCACCCTTGACGTACTGAGCTGCCTTCTCTTCGGCGTCTTTTTGGTTATCGCCAACAAACTTAACGTAGTCAGCCATCACGCTTCTCCTGCTAGATCTCGAAGATCGGGTGCCGTCCAGCCCTCAGGCTTGATGACGTCATAACCCTCACTGCGTTTCGATGGGCCACGTATCTTCGCCATGTTTGCTTGATGGACGCGGTCCCACGCGGCTTGGAAGTCAAAGCCCTGTAGATAAGCAGTGCCCATGACCACGTAGACGAGGTCCACCAGAGCGTCGAGCTGATCGGTTTTATTTTCGGCAATGATGAGTTCATCGAGTTCCTCAAAGATGAAACCTATCCGGAAGCTTGCCAGATCCTTCGGTAGATCTCTTGGTTCGCCTGTATACTCCAGGCCGAATTTTTCGTGAAATGCCTTGATGTCGTTCCACATGTTTATCCTTTCTAATCTCTAAGTAAATAACGATGGCGACAAGCGCCACCATCGTCAAAAAGAACCAGCCCACATTAAGCAAGAAGTTCTCTCCACTTTTCACTGCTACCCCAACGTCCTTCGACATCACGTAGATCAGGGAATTGTCGGCTGCCGCCTGGGTTCCACTTAAGCTGCCACAAACAATTGCGACTGTATTGAGGATACAGCGGCGCAAAGATGGTCGCCAAGTAGTTGCTGTCGTAGTAGTCACGCATGGCATCGAACACCTCCTTATGTGCGGGTGGTAATTGGTCCTTGTAGTCGCGCATCGAGGCGAACGTACCCCAATGACCTTCAACACGCCAGCCGATGTCTTCAAGCATAGCACCAAAAGCAAGGTACGTCATCTCATTGACGTGGTTAGCAGCAGCACCTACATCAGGATCCCAGCAAGGGGTTGAAATAAACAAGGTGCCTTCATTCTCGAGCAAAGCACCAAAGTTCGTCAACAGGCGACGACAATGTTCTGGCTCGATGTGTTCGGCAACCTCAAAACAGACGATCGTGTTGGGCACCTGCTCTAATTGCTCTGGTTTCAAAACGGCTGCATCACACTCGCCTAGCAGCTGGCTGGGTTTCCAAGTGCTCTTGGCAAACTGTTCAGGCATGCTAAGCTTGCTGACGTCAGCTGCTGCATAGAACTGGGGACCAAGGCGAGACGAATGCATGAGCTTGGCCAATGGCATCTCTTTGCCACAACCTACGTCAAGAATCCGAGCTGTCTTGTAACGACCACCTTGATGCAGCCACTTGACGACGTGCGTCCAGCGAAGACAATGGGCGATGTAATCACGGTGCAAGAAACCGCGTTCTTCCGCATTATCGACAGACAGGAACGTCTTATCGATTGCTTTTCCTCTTTCATTTGCCATACTATTTCCTTTCTAAGGGGTGGGTCGAGGCGTTTTAAGTCGGCCTCGGAACGACTCCGTGACTATCGTACCACGGAACGGATTGCTTCGATGCTGCCTGTCTTAATCAAGCTGCCCTGATAATAGCTGAGCAGACGTTGTGGCTTCTGACGACTCTTGAGGCGTTGGCTGACAACGGTCAAGAGTTCGGTCTTACCGATCTCGCCAGCTTCCTCAATGATCGCCAGAATGGCCTTCGCCTGCTTTGCCAATGCCGAATCAGGCACTTGAATGAAGCGGTAAGTCACCATCCTGGTTTCTCCTATTAGGCAGCTTGCGCGTACTCGACTGCCAGATCTAAGGCCTTCCGCTTGAGAGCGGCACGCGGGCCAAACCACGCCGAGTTCAAAGCAGCATCACGGTTGCGACCTGCCTTGTGATCGACGTAGAACGTAACCGCATTCAGGGCAGACCACCAAGATCCTTCGGACATGGTGGCTCCTGGCTGCGTGTGAAGGCAATTATAGACTTCGTCCGCAGACCTTGTGAACATGTCTCGCGTAATTTCGTCGCCGGTTTCTGCCAGTGCAGGACTGAACAGCTTGGCAATGTACTCGGTGACCTGCTTTTCTTGGTACCCCACTCTTGCCAGGAGCTCCGCGGTGACCTTGAAAGCATCGAGTTGATGGGTAGCAAGGCCTAAGGCTGTTTCGGCCTTCTGGATGACATCCTGGTCAAACTGGCGTATGTGCGACATGGTGAACCGTTGGCCAGCTTGCCCCAAAGCTTGGGTCAAAGTGTTGTTGCAGACGACTCGGATCGGCGTGAACATGATGTTCAGTGACTTACCCCAGACGTGCGGCTGGCTGATCAACAAATAACCGTTAACTTCGTCGCCGCCTGGCAACTCGAAGCCCTGGTTGATGGCTGCAAGGCCCCAGATCTGACGACCTCCGTCTAAGGAGCCTGCGGTCTCCATCTTCATGTGACCGGCTTTGACGAACTTGTCGAAAAAGCGGAAGACTTCGGCATTTTGCATCGGAATGTAGTTCTTGCCGCAAGGACCTAAGATCTTGTTGTCAGAATCGCGGACAAGGAGCCCCCAGTCGTTGGTCTTGAGGCTGCCTTCAGAGGCGTTGATGTCGCCTGGCGTCTGCGTGGTGAAGATAGAACGTCGACTGACGGTCCAATCAAGACCTGCAGCTGTGAGCATCTCGTCTGGCGTCAAAGCGTCAGAAACTTGCTGCCCAAGACCGTGCCAGGGAACTGCGTTGGCGTATGCCATGGATTCGATTAAGTGAGCCATAAAATTCTCCTTTCTAGTGGTTGGAATGGCTATTATATGCCGAAAATTGCCGCCCGGAGCAGGAATAATAGTACTAGTACAATTACCACCGCTGCGGGAATGGCGATCATCAGCAAAAGAGCTTCAAAATCAGACGGGTTACGCATTTTCGAGCCTAAGGATCTTGAGACCGATCATTTTCGGGCGATAATACTGGAAAATGCGCCAAGGATCTTGCTTCGTCTTGACTTTAATGGCTTGCTGCAAATCTGACTCGATGTAGACATCGACCTCGAGCTGGTCAATGATCTGACGAGCTTGCGGAGCCAATTCGCGACGATGCTTGTCGTAGGCATCAAAGTCAAAGTGGTAGATCCGGTTGGCCAACTGACCAGACGGACGACCACGAACCTTGATGATCTTCGACAGATCTTTTGGCGGATCGACGAACGTCAACTTGGACTCGGCTCGTTTTTGCTCTAGTAGCGGAAGAATCCGCTTGGCAGCAACTGTCTTGTCACTGAACTTCGGACAATGGGCCTTGACGATCTTCGAATACAACGAAGACAACTCTTGCATGGAAAACTTCTTGAGCTCGTCGATGCTGCGAGCCTGTTCGATATTACTCATCAAGCAACCTCCACACGTCGATGCTCAAGGGCTGAGTATCGTAGTCCTCGACTAAAAAGACTGGCGACCCAGTTGTGGACTTCACGACTCCACGAACGCCTGACACAAACGGTCTGGCATGACCCTTGGCGATGACGACAATGTCGTCTTGCCTATGATCTTGCAAAATTTCAATCAACTCACTGACTTTCATACTTTCTCCTTTATGTCCGCAAAAGCGCGGAATTACATCGTACCATGAACCCTGGACCACGTACATAGTCCGATCAGAATATTGGCGCATTTTGTCAATAACTTTTCGGACTCCTAAGTATATGCAATTGCAACGACTTATTGGGTTATTGTATTGATTGGCCAAGGGGACATAATTTACACACAAAATTTTATTTTTTCTCTATACTAATAGAGGCAATACCTGACCGAAGCCCCTTGAGAAGCTCAAGATCGTCTGGCAGCAACCCTGTCATCCCTGGATCCTCGTCTTCTAGACATTCGGACAAGATGTCCAAACCCCAATCAAAATACGCCAACAAAGCGTGAACTTCATTGGCGGTCAGTTCTACCTTTACTCCCGTAATTCCTGTGATCGCTTGAGCTTTCATCTCCATCTCCATGTTGATAGACCAAAATCGGCAACCCAATCGACGTTCTTGAAATCGTGTCCGCCAATGTGCCATTCGTATTCGTCCAATGGGGTTTCTCCCATCTTCCAGTCGTAGATGGTCACGTGCAAACCATCTTCCGTGATAATCCTCCATTCACACGTCACTTTGTCGCCTTCTGGATCAAATGGTCCGTGAGTAGGAGTTCCAAAGAGTTCGCACAGTTTCTTGAAATCCGTCCGAACATAGCCTTTCAGACTTCCTCCATTGAAGACCGTCAGATCGTCTTTACGGGTTAAAACCTCAAACGACTTCTCCATCACCAACCTCCTTTCTAATCGTGATTTCCACATTTTCACCGTAAAACGTCGAACCCTCCAATTCTTGGATAAGTTCGATGTTCGTCATCTTGTCATAACCCTTCAAACCGGTCCTCAACACGGCAAGGTAGTTTTCTACGGCTTGATGGGGATCTTGCCAATAAAAATCAGCATTGGTCTCCATCAACCGTTCGATCGCTTGTTCGCGCGTGAATGTGTGTTTCTCAAAATTCTTCGCCATCATTTTCTCCTGTAAACTCCACAAAATCCCCATACTCGCGGGCAAAAACGTCCAAAAGATGCTGGTAATCACCACTCATCATCTCATTGACGACATCATTTACTTGTTTCCACGGGCGTTCGAGTTGGCGTCCAATTTGTTTACCGAGACCGATAAGATAAAACGCGTTCCCCTGTGGTCCACTGAGATCAATTTGAATCATGACTTTCTCCTTTCTAAAATTCGATCGTAACACTCTTTCGCACAAATGTCGAATTCATGTTGCTCACATTCACTAAAATCTATTCCATCACAACACATTTCGAAATAGACTTCTTCTGCCAAAAGTTCATCGCATCCAAACTTTTGCATAATTTCTCGTCCGTAACAATTCATCTGAATTCTCCTTTCTACTTGCTATTTTACGCACAAAATCCGAAAAGTACAATAAAATATTTTTATCGTACTTTCCACTCCGATAAATTCCGCTTATTGCAGAAATCTACGAACTTCTCCATACAATTCGTTCAATTGTTCAATATGATAGTGATCATCGAAATCAATCGTTCGTTGATTGTTGTCTTCGACAAATTTGTCGATCATATCTAAACCACTCCAATCCATCCATTTTTCTAATGTGACTGGTTGTTGTTGTCTGAAATCTGATTGAATCAAGTTCAGTTGGTCTTGAGTTAAATAGAATCGCATGACTTTCTCCTTTATAAATTACCATCTAATCTTACCGCATAAATCCGAACTTGTACACTAGTATTTTTACCCGTTTTGCTTTATTAGATTTTATTTTTTACCCAATATTTTTATTGCTCTTGTTTCCCTCAATCTCCTCATTTCTATAAGAGTCCGAGTTGTTGTGAGCCGTGAACTCTTCTGACCTCCACCACACTACTTTCTTCCATTGATTAAAAATCAGGTTTTTTCCTCCTCATTCCCTCCCATTTCTCTCCATTCTACCTTCCGCCTTTGTCCGTTTGCCTTGGTTCCTGGTCTTTTTTCCGCTTATTTCCGCTAATTTTGCAGGCTTTCTGGTCCTTTAATCATGGCTCTATATATAGAAGCATGTTTCTTACCGGCTCGTGTCCTGGTCCCAGGACCGGGGCCCGGGTGTCAGGCAGCGGGGCGAGGGCCTAGAAGCGCCAGGTCAGTGGTTCTGCGGGGGCATTCAAAGCTAAATCGGCAAAAATCCGTGCATATTGGGGTTAGTATAGGGAAAAAATCAACACAGCGTGTGAAAATTGCAGAGAATGCCAATCAATACAATATGCCAATAACTGTATGATCCCAAGCAAAATTCAGGGGATCTATGTACAATGTCTCAAAGTTCCTATATTATCTGAAACAGGAGGTACGGACTATGGCACAAATTGGCGGTAAACGAGAAGGAGCCGGCCGTCCTGCGGGTTCCAAGAACAAGCGGACCCAGGAGATCGAAGAGAAGCTAGCGGCCCTTGATTGCGATCCCATCGAAGGGATGGCAACGATTGCTGCTGACCCAACAGCAAGTCAGGAATTGAAGTTCCAGGCCTTTAAGGAACTGGCCCAGTATATCGCTCCAAAGCGCAAGGCTGTCGAGATGGAGATCGAGGGCAGCGGTTCATTCAACATTAACGTCGTACGGTTTAGCGATGTTGTAAAGGATTCCGATGGCGGAGATAACGGTACCACTTGATTGGGCACCACGTCCTTACCAGTTTCCCCTGTGGAAGTTTATGGAGGACGGCGGTAAACGGGCCGTAGCTGTTTGGCACCGACGAGCTGGCAAAGACTTGTTGTCTGTCAACTGGTGCGCTGTTTCTGCTTTGACCAGACCCGGTTTATACTGGCACCTGTTCCCGACTTATAACCAGGGTCGTAAGATTGCCTGGGACGGGATGACTCGCGACGGCCGCAAGTTTATTGAACACTTCCCCAAGGAGATGTGGGAAGCCGTCAACAATACGGAGATGCGGCTGACGCTAAAGAATGGCTCGATCTATCAGGTGGTGGGTACAGACAATGTCGACAGACTGGTTGGAGCAAATCCAGTCGGGGTCGTCTTCTCTGAATACTCCCTCCAAGATCCCCGAGCATGGGATTACATTCGTCCCATCTTGGCTGAGAATGGAGGATGGGCGCTGTTTATTTATACCGCTCGAGGTCGAAATCATGGATACGACTTGCTCAACATGGCAAGACGAAATGAAAAGTGGTTTCAGCAAACACTGACTGTTGATGACACTAGGGCTATTTCATCTGAGGCCGTCGAAGAAGAACGACACGCCGGCATGCCAGAAGAGATGATCCAACAAGAGTTCTATTGCAGTTTTGATGCTCCCCTAGTCGGCAGCTACTATGGCACAGCCATGGCTAAGCTTCTCGCTGACGGTAGGTTAACCTCCCTTCCCTACGAACCGCGTCTCGAGGTCCATACAGCTTGGGACCTCGGAGTCTCAGACTCGACTGCAATAGTTTTTTATCAGAAGCACGGCCAAGAAATTCGGATCATCGACTACTACGAAAACTCTGGTGAGGGCATCGCGCATTACGCCAAGATCATCAAGGAGAAAGAGTACGTCTATGGAGAACATTTGGCCCCGCACGATATACAAGTTCGTGAGCTTGGCAGCGGTAAGTCTCGACTTGAAGTTGCCCGAGAACTTGGCATCAGGTTCCGAGTGGTACCAAACCTTAGGATCGATGACGGTATCGAAGCCGTCCGAACCACCTTGCCGAAGTGCTGGTTCGACGAAGTCAAGTGCCGCCACCTAATCGAGTCTTTGCGCCAGTACCGTAAGGACTTTGACGAGAAGAACAAGGTCTTCAGAGATCGTCCGCTGCACGACTGGACCAGTCACCCTGCAGATGCTTTCCGCTACATGGCTGTTGGTATTCGCGACCAGCTTGACATGAGCGCCAAGAAGCTGCCTCGCATGGCCGACATGGAATATCGGATCCTATGATTAGACCCGCAGTCCACGCTGACGTGCCGATCATCAATGAGCTCGGAGAGAAGATGTTCAACGAATCGGCCTACGCCCAGGTCTGCAAGTATGATCCCGAAAAGGTGGCTCATCTCTTGAGCCTGATGGTTGATACGCCAGACGAATATTTTTTGTACGTCGCCGAAAAAGACGGCACTATAATTGGCATGTACCTGGGCTTGCTAACAGAGTATTATTTCAGTAAGGATCTGATGGCAGTCGATCTGGCGCTGTACGTTGACTCAACGAAACGCGGTGGTTTGGCTGCAATCAAGTTAGTTCAGGCATTTGAAGATTGGGCTTTTGAACGTGGCGCTAAGGAAATTGTTCCGGCCACGTCGACTCAAGTAGCCCCAGAGAGAACGGCACAACTGTACCATCTCCTGGGTTACGAGGTTGTAGGTAACCTTTTTAAGAAAAGGAGATAGTTATGTGTGGTGGATGGCTTGGTAAAACATTGGGGCTTGCGCCTAGCGCCCCTGGAGCCCCTGCTCCGACTCCAGAAGCTCCTAAGACTTCTGACAAAGCGGTGCAAGATGCAGTTGAAAACGTGCGTAAGGTTGAGGGCGAAGGCACTCAAACTCGTGAAGGCACGATGCTGACCGGAGCACAAGGTGTTTCGATCGGTATGGAAAAACTGCAAAAGAAGAAACTGCTCGGTACTCGCTCACCTCTCGGCGGTAGTTAATCGTGGACAAGGGACAAGACCAAAAGAAGCTTGTCACCACCACGCTTGATCGCCTAGGAAAACTAAAGCAGATTCGCAGCCCATGGGAAAGTCTGTGGCAAGATTGCACAGACTACGTTAATCCCAGACGCGGCGACTTCAATGCTCAACGTAGCCAGGGTGACCGAACTAGGTATGACAAGGTCTATGACTCGACGGCTCCGCTTGCTAATGAGCAACTGGCCTCCGGTCTGCATGGCTATTTGACCGCTCCTTCGGAGACCTGGTTCACGCTGCTGCTTGAGCGCACCCGTGAAGAGGAGTCAGAGGAAGTTAGGGCTTGGTTGCAAGGCATCGTGGAAATGATGTTCCGCGAAGTCTTTCACTCGCCTAATTCTAATTTTGGCTCGATGATTCATGAGCTGTATCTTGACCTCGGCTCATATGGCACTGGTGTCTTGTACATTGAAGACAAACCAGGTAGGCCGATCAACTTTAGAACTTACCACCTAGCTGAGTGCTACGTAGCTGAAAACGCTGAGGGCTCTGTCGATACCTTGTACCGCCAGTACAAGCACACCGGTCGTCAACTCTTGCAGCTGTACAAGGACACGCTGCCTGAGAAGTTTATTGAAAACGTGTACAAGGATCCTCACAAGGAGTTTACCTGCATCCACGCAGTTGAACCTCGTGACACGTTTAATCCAGACAGTAAGCTTGCCAAGGATATGCCCTTTATGAGTGCATACATCCTTGAAGAAGAAAAGTTGTTGCTGAATCTTAGCGGCTTCAACGAGTTCCCATACATGGTGCCTCGCTGGACTAAGACTGCTGGTGAAGTCTACGGTAGGTCACCTGCCATGACTGCTTTGCCAGACATCAAGATGGTCAACGAGATGAGCAAGACCGTGATTAAGGCTGCTCAGAAAGCTACTGATCCACCCTTGCTTGTTCCTGATGATGGCTTTATGTTGCCATTGCGCACGATCCCAGGTGGTCTCAACTACTATCGTTCAGGCACGCAAGACCGCGTGATGCCTCTTGTTGAAGGTGTTCGTCCTGACATTGGTCTTGAGTTCATTGATTCTCGCCGCACACATATCCTAAAAACGTTCCACGTTGATTGGATGCAGATGCGTGAGGGTCCTTCCATGACGGCCACTGAGGTGTTGCAGCGCCAAGAAGAGCGTATGCGTCTCATGGGCCCCATGGTTGGACGCTTACAATTTGAGTTGCTTGGTCCTATGATTGACCGTGTCTTCAATATCATGGTTCGTCGCAAGATGTTGCCTCCTGCTCCCCAGCAGATTCGCGGGCGCAACACTCGCATTGACTACGTGTCTCCCGTTGCTCGAGCACAGAAGACTCAGCAGTTGTTTAACTTCACTCGCTTGATGGAGTCCCTGGTTCCCTTGGCCAACGTCAAACCTGAGGTGTTCGACAACATTGATGCTGACGGTACTGTGCGTTGGGCTGCTAAGTTGCTTGATGCTCCTCTTGAGACTCTTGTTTCAATGGAACAACTGCAACAGATGCGAGAGCAAAAAGGCCAGCAAGCACAACAACAACTTGACTTGGCTAAGAACCGTGAAATGGCTGCCATGGCTAAGGACGCAGCAACTGCTGCTGCCGTAATGCCTGAGGGTGCAATGCAACCTCCGCCTGCTTTAGGTGTTGAGCCAGGTGCTTCAGGAGTTCCAGGTGCCCCGATCTAGACCTAACGTCGTTGAGCTGCACGACAGCTACAAGAAAACTTTTTCCACGCCTGATGGTGAGCGTGTGCTTGAACACCTCTGCAAAGTAGGTTTTCTCGCAGACACTACTTACGTAGCAGGTGATCCCACCGAGACGGCGCACCGTGAAGGTCAGCGCCGCTTGGTACTTAGCATCTTGCGTTTTTTGGAAAGAGACGCACGGGCACTTTTGAAGCAACTTGAGGAGTTAAACAATGAGTGATATGAACGGAGGGTCCATGGACGCTGGTTCTGCTGGCGACACCGGGGGCAGCTCTGCCGGTTCAGTAATGGATTGGCGAGCTTCTCTTGATGATACGTTGCGCGCAGATCCCACTCTGGCAGACATCAAAGACCTGAATGGTCTTGCAAAATCGTATGTACATGCTCAACGCATGATTGGTAAGGACAAGATCGCTATTCCTGGCGAAGGTTCTGATCCATCTGAATGGGAGATGTTTTACGAGCGACTTGGTCGTCCAGGTGATGGTAATTACAAACTAGAACCTAATGGCGTCGTGCCTGATGGTTTGGAGTTTCAACCCGAAGCCCTTGACCGCTTTAAAAAGATTTTCCATGCTAACGGCTTGACTCAAAAACAAGCTGAGGGTATTTTTAAAGAGTACTTCGCCTACGTCGGTGAACAACATAACTCCGTTACTCAGGGCGGCGCTGCTGCTCGTGAGCAGTGGGTTAACGACGTCAAACGCGAGTTTGGCAAAGCTTTTGACGAGCGCGTTGATCTTGCCGTTCGCGCAGTTGAAACCTTCGGTGGTCAAGAACTGATGACATGGCTTGATCAAACAGGCCTTGGTGACCATCCCATGTTTGTCAAGATGTTTGCCAAGATTGGACAACAAATGCAAGAGGCCCTAGCAAGCCCCGGTCAGTCGCGCGGTTGGACCATGACTCCTGATTCTGCTCGTCAAGAGATTGCTCGCATGCAGCGAGACAAGGACTTCATGAACTCGTACATGACCCCAGGAGCTACTGGCCACAAAGAAGCTGTGCAGAAGATGCAAGACCTGTTTGGCTTCGCTTATCCAGACGAGGTAACTCAGCTATGAAAACACTGCTCAGCAAAAATTCCAAAGACTTAGAAGAACTCCAGCAAATGGTTGTAAACAACCTGCCTTCTCAAGAAATCAAGAAGGAACAGATTGTCCGAGACGCCGTCAAGTCTACGTCTCTGCCGTCTGAGGTTCAGAAGAGTATGTCCGAACTTCTTGCTGAGCGGTTGAAAGCTAAGCCAATCAACGATGACGTTGATGACGTCGTCAAGAAGGTGCAGAAAGATATGCGGTTTGTCGACACTAGCACAGTCAATATGGGAACGACTAGTGTCCGAGATAAAGATGGCAAACCCGGAAAAGGTAGGATGTTGGGCTAGTTTATTTTTCTGGTTTTTGCTGTATTATCTAATTACGGGCAACCCGAAAGGGTCCGTGGGTGTCGCCTAGCCATAAGGGTATGTGGGGGTCCGAATTTTGGGCAGCCTCTGCGGGCAAACGTGTTTTTAACTTTTTAACTGAATGAGGAGGACATATGTCCATTCAAATTACGACGGCATTTGTACAGCAGTACCGTGCCAACGTTGAACACCTCGTCCAGCAGAAAGGCTCGCGTCTGCGTGCTCTCGTACGTGCTGAAACTCAGGCAGCTGAGTTTGAGTTCTACGACCGCATTGGTGCGACCACTGCTCAGGAGGTAACCGGCCGCCATCAAGACACCCCGTTGATCAATGTGCCGCATGATCGTCGTCGCGTTTCACTGCGCGATTTCGATTGGGCTGACCTGATCGATCGTCCTGATCGCATTCGTATGCTCATCGATCCGAGCTCACCTTATAGCCAAAACGCAGCATATGCGCTCGGTCGTAAGATGGACGAGATCGTTTTCGATGCAGCATTTGGTACTGTATATACCGGCAAGACTGGTGCTACTACCGTGACTTTCCCTAGCTCGCAGCAAATCGCTGTGGACTATGTTGAGTCCGGTGCAGCAACTAACTCTGGTTTGACAATCGCAAAATTGCGCAAGGCAAAAGAAATCCTTGACAAGAATGAGGTTGATCCTACTGAGCGCCGTTACATTGCAGTAACTGCAAAACAAGTGACTGATCTGTTGAAAACCACCGAAGTTTCTAGCGCTGACTACAACACCGTTCGCGCTTTGGTACAAGGTGAACTCAACACGTTCATGGGCTTTGAGTTTGTTCGCACTGAGTTGGTTCGTACTAACGCTTCCAACCACCGTCGCGTTCTCGTTTGGGCACAGTCTGGTTTGCTCTTGGCCGTTGGTCAAGACATCGTCACAGACATTGGTCCTCGCCGCGACAAGCGCAACTCGACTCAAGTCTACGTCTCTGCTTCCTTCGGCGCAACCCGTATGGAAGAAGAGAAGGTCGTCGAAATCATCTGCGCTGAATAAGGAGAATAGTCATGGCTAATCAAAATAGCACGCAATACGCTAACACCCAGACTGTTCCTGCGACGATGAATGACGTGTGCGATGAGCATGGCCGCGTTCGCGTTCGTGCATTTGACTTTACTCAGTCAGGTGCCGGCGCTGATGGCGATACCGTGACTCTTTGCCAAATGCCTGCTGGCACTGTGCGCATCCTTGGTGTGCAGATTGTCAACTCAGCACTTGGCGCGTCTCGCGTCGTTAAAGTCGGTCATACAGGCTACACTAACCTTTCAAACACGGCTGTGGCCGCTGATGACGACGCCTTCTTGGCGAACACATCAGTTGCTACTGCTGGTACTATCAACGGTGTTGCATCGTCTAAACTGTCTAGCAAGACTGGTTTGACTGTGCGAGCAACTATCACCGGAGGTACGATCCCAGACGCCGCCACTTTGAACGGTCAGATCCTGTACACACTAGACTAAGTCAGAGGAACACCGGTAGTGCGGGGGATCGGGCCGTAAGGCTTGGTCTCCCGTTTTTGTTAGGAGAAACACATGGCAGCATCAGACATTGAAGTCGTAAATAGATCACTCACACTGTTGGGCGTAGATCCCATTAACTCGTTGTCTGACCCAACTAAGGCAGCAGCAACGTCTCGTCGTCTCTATGATGACTCGAGAGCAGCTGTGTTTCGCGCCCATCCTTGGAACTGCTTAGTTAGACGTGTCTCTTTGCCTCTTGACAACGTAATCCCAGCTTACGAGTTTACTCACCAATTTGTTTTGCCAGCAGATTTTCTAAGACTGCTGACACTTGAAGATGTGAATGGACGTTATTCAATTGAATCTCGTCGTCTTCTCTATGATGGTTCAACGTTGAAAATAAAATATATCGCTCTGCTTACAGACGTGCCGAGCTATGATACCTTGTTAGTTGATGCTCTTGCTGCTCGCCTAGCAGCAGACCTTGCGCATCCATTGTTGCAATCATCTACTACGATGGAGCAGATGTGGCAACTGTATGAACTAAAACTGCGTGAAGCTAAGTTTGTTGACGCACAAGAAAACTCACAAGAGGTTCTTGATGCTGACTACTGGCTTAACAGCCGTTTTGGTATTGCTGATTCTCGTTTGACGACTCCTCCAAGGTGGTAATAGATGTCTCGTACAACGCCAATTCAAACTAACTTTACAGGCGGTGAGATTTCACCTCGCCTGTACGGTCGTGTTGACTTGCAAAAATACGCAACCTCTGTTGAGCGCTGCGAGAACTTTATCATCTTCCCTCACGGCGGCATTACTAAGAGATCAGGTACTCGTTATCTTGCGCCTACAAAATTTGCAGACAAGAAAACAAAACTGATCCCATTTATTTTTTCAACTGAGCAAGCTTACATTGTTGAGTTTGGCCACTTGTATGTGCGCTTCTACCGCAATGAAGCTGTGCTGCTTAATGCTGCAGGCACTGCCCCATATGAGTTAATTTCGCCATACACAGAAAACGATCTTGATGACTTGGACTTTACGCAGTCTGCCGATGTGCTGTATCTTGTTCATAAGACATATCAACCAAGAACGCTTAATCGTTTAGGACCCACTAACTGGTCCTTAGATCTTTACGAGCCGCGTGATGGCCCATACAACGAGGTTAACAGGACGGCCATTACTTGTCACGTATCGCACCTTACCGGCACTGCAACGGTTACGGCGAGTAGCGGCGTTTTTGCCGCCACCGACGTTGGTCGCTGGTTTCGTTTTAAAAACGGTTCACCAGCTGTTTGGGGAGCAGCTAAGATTACTGCCTATACAAACCCAACAACTATTACGGTGGTTGTCGACGCAGACTTTCCTTTTGGTTCAACAGGGGCTGGCAACGCTACTAAAGAATGGCGCCTAGGCGCTTGGTCAAATACCCTTGGTTGGCCAACGTGCGTCGCGTTCTTCCAAGAACGTTTATTCTTTGCAGCTACGTCAGCAAAACCATCAACCATTTGGGGGACACGTACAGGAGAATTTGCAACCTTTAGTCCGTCAAATGCAAAGGCTGAAGTGCTTGATGACTCAGGTTTGAGTTTTACTCTTGCCACTGACCAGGTGAACGCGATTCGCTGGATTTATGGTGAGAAACGTTTGCAGCTTGGTACGTCTGATGGTCCCTTTATTCTGTCTGCCGGTCGAAACTACGAGGCGCTGACACCCTCAAACTCGACCATCTCTCGTGAAACTACTGACGGTACAGCTAATGAACGTCCTGTGGGCGCCAGTAGGACCACTCTATACATTGACCGTTCACGCCTAAAAGTACGCGAGTTATCGTATGACATCAACATTGACGGTTATGCCTCTGTTGACCTTACACTGCTTGCTGAGCACATTACAACAGGTAACGTCAAACAAATCGCGTATGCTCGTTCTCCTGACAATTTAGTCTGGACACTATTGCAAACCGGCGAATTGCGCTGTTTAACTTATGAGCCAGACCAGGAAGTTGTGGCCTGGCATCGACACATCATTGGTGGTACTGACGTTCTTGTTAAAAGTATTGCGGTGATTCCTAAAAACGACGAATCAGAAGAGGTGTTGTACCTTGTCGTTGAAAGAACAATTGATGGAGCTACAGTACAGTACGTCGAATACCTAGAGAAATCTTTTGATACTGCCAAAGGCATGGTTGTTGAAGACGCGTTTTTCATTGATAGCGGTATTAGCTATGACGGCCCGCCAGTAAATAGCTTGTCTGGTCTTGATCATCTTGAGGGTGAGACGGTACAGATCCTAGCTGATGGGGCTGTTCATCCAGACCGCATAGTTAGCTCAGGTTCCATCACGTTGGCTCGTTCAGCTTCAAAGGTTAGCGTAGGTCTGCCTTATGTTGCTCGCGTAAGAACACTTGATCCTGAGGTTCAAACACAAACAGGTCCTTCTCAGGGCAAGATTCGCCGTATTGAACGGGTTACCTATCGCCTGGTTGACACTTTCAACCTTAAGTTTGGAGCAAACGGTGCTTCATTGGAAATTATTCCTTTCCGTTCAGGAGCTATGCCTATGGGTTCAATTCGCTTGTTTACGGGTGACAAACGCGTGCTTGTGCAGCACGCCCCAGAGCGTCAATTTGAGTTGCTTGTGCAGTCTGATACACCGCACCCCTGCACCATTTTGGCGATCATGTACGCAATGACAGTTTCTGAACGATGATAGTAGTTCCATTTGAATCATGGCACCTCGACTTTATAAAACCTCTCTGGCCCGTACTCCACAATGGTTTGGCACTGGAGAAGTGTTCAATCTCTTTTACGGCCGTAGTCGACGCAAGACCGATTGCTATTGCCGGGGTCATTCCTATTTGGAAAGGCGTAGCCGAATCCTATTTGATTCCGTCCGCACTATTTCCGAAACACAAGATTCAGTGTATAAAGTACATCAAGCTAAACCAGGAATTTTTGGGAAGGGAACTCAAACTGCATCGACTTCAAACAACTGTACCATCAGATCTACTGCACGCCATTCGCTGGTTAGAGTGGCTGGGGTATCAGAAAGAATCGACGCTGCGTATGTGGGGTCCCGATCAGAAAGATCATTACAGATACGTGAGGTTCTTTGATGGGTGTTGAAACTATGATCTTGACCGCCATGGTCGCCGGCACGGCGATGCAGGCCTATGGTCAATACCAAGCAGGCCAAGATGCTAAAAAGGCGGCTGACTACAACGCGCAGATCATGGAGCGGAACAAACAGACCGCTCTTGAAAAGGCAAAATACGAGTCAGAAGCCGAAGCTCAACGGCTTCGCCGACTTATTGGTTCTCAAAATGCTGCAAGGGGCGCGAGCGGTATTGGAAAGTCCGGTACGTTTCTAGACTTGCAAGAAGATACAACCATTCAGGGCACGATGGAACAATTGGCTATCCTGTACGGTGGTGAACTTCAAGCTGAAAACTTTCAAAACGAAGCAAACATGTCTCGCTTCCAAGGTGAAACGGCGGCCCGCCAAGGTAAGACTGCGGCCATGGGCACCATTCTTACCGGCAGTGCTCAAACGGCCTACATGGGTTACGACATGGGTGTATGGGGTAAAAAACCTGCGACGACGGGTAAAGTTACCCCGGGAAAGATTAATTAAAGGTTAATCAATATGCCAAAAATTCCTACTTACGAACGACGCGGTCAACTACCAGTTAGTTACCAACAAGGTCTTGATTCTCGGGAGCGAGCTGCTTTTACTCTTGGTTCTCAAGGCACGGCTGAGACCGGTAAGGATATTCGCGAGGCTGCTTCAATTGCGTACAAGTGGAATGAGCAACAAAAGAAAGAAAAAGCTTCACTAGACATGGCGTTAGTGTCGTCTGAAATGGGCGAACGGTTTAGCATGGATTTTGAAAATTTAACAAACCAAGAAGAACGAGACGTTGGCAAGTATAGAAATAAAGACCTTACGCAAAGATATGACGGTTCTCCATCAGAAGGACGACTTCTTGTAGATTTAACTAGAGACGCCGTTGATAAGCTAATTAACAGTAAAGACTACGCAACGATAGCTGAGGGCAATAAATATTTTGCAGCTGAATTTGAAAAGTTTAGTTTGCGTTTTCGTGAAGTTGCTATGTCAAAAGCTATTCAACAGCAAAGTCAATTTCATATTCAAGCCGTCGAAGTTGGCATACAAGACGGTCTTGAAAAAGCCGCTGCCCACGTGTCTAATAGTCCCACCCAACTTGATGGTACTATGATGATGTGGCGTACAGTTTTAGGAGATATGCCTCAAGACAAAATTCCTGAGTCAATGAAAGGACTTACGGCTGTCGGTGTAAAACCAGAAGGGGCTGATAAGTATTTAGCAATTGCTCGTCCAGCTGTTTTACAGAAAGCCAAAGAAAACCTCAACAAGGTTGCTGAGGTTGCTTTCTTGCGCATGATTGCTGATGATCCGGCGGCTGCTCACAAAGCACTTAGACAACTTGGAGCAACTTCTGAAGGTAAGTGGAAGCTTGAAAACCTGTATGGTTTTACTGGCGACCAGTACCTGCGTTTGCTTAACAGCAGCAAGACATCAAGTGAGTTTGTAAACGTGAAGGCGCGTTACGAGCTTGACAGACAGTTAGAGGACGCAATATCTGCTGCAAAGACTGGCACTGTTCCTGCTGGCTTTACCAAACTTGAAGACATTCAAGCTAAAGTCTATAGTGTGCTAGATCCCAATGATCCAAAAAGCAAAGAACAAGCGTATGTGGTTGCTAGCAAAGCGCACCGTGAAATAACAGTCAACCAAAAAATCTTTGGTATTGCTGGTAATTTTTCTAAGATGTCGAACGATGAGATTGCAAGGACCGTAAAGAATTTAAAACCAGTCGGAGTTAATGCAGCCGATGAGGAAAAAATTCAGCAAGGGGTGGCTCAGATGGCTAACAGCGTTTTAACTGAACGCCAAAATGACCAAGCTGCTCACTATAAAAACAACCCAATCATCATTAAACTCCGTGAAGACGGTAAGTACGGAGAAGCCAATGACAATATCATTGCGGCTCAGCGCCGGAATGGTACACCAGACCATGAACTAACTCTTCTCAGTAAAGCAGACGTTGAGACAGAAAAGTCCTACTTGACCGGTACATCTGGAGAACAACTGGGTCAACGCCTGCGTAGTTTTGTTGAACGCCATGGCGGTAAGAATGGCGAGCGTCGTGGTGACTTGCAAATTGTTTGGCGTCAGTTAACAACAGGTCCTAACCCACTGCCTACTGAATACATTTGGGCGGCCAACGCAATGGGTACTGCTGCAGAACCTCAAATCATTAAGGCTCTCAGCACAAAACTGGAAACCATTAAAAACAACCTTGGCTCTTTACAGACTAGGGGTGTTAGTTGGAGCATCCTCGAAAATTCTGCTTTGACGATAGGTGATCCTTATCGTCGGGCCTTGACTGGGAATGTCCCTGACAGGCTAAACGTTTATGATTCAGCTAGGGCTTTAGCTGTGCGCATGGCTGCTATGAATCTAGCAACGACAGGTTCTAATAATATGAACCAAGCTTTGAGAGACGCCTTTAAAGTAGTCATGCAAGGATACGACTTAGACGGAGGTACGTACTACATTCAAACGAAAATGATTGGCGGCACTGGCACTTCGCTTAATACGAAGTTGATTCATGCCAACGCTGAGCGCGTGCGCACAGACCAAAAGCTGCTAACCTCGCTCGATAGTGTTTTGGCTCCCGGTTCGATGAATCCTGGAAACAAAGATCCGGCTTATAGGCAAAAACAATACTTGGAGATTCTTGAGAAGCGCTCCTACTGGATCAACAACGCCAACGGTACTGGTTTGCAACTTGTTGTTGACGCCAACGGGATTATTGAACCGGTCGTCAACAATCAGGGCAATCCTTATGAGCTCACCTGGCAGCAACTTAATAACCCAACACTTCTGCCTCAGAAGAAAAGTAGTTGGTTTGGTGTGGAGTTTAAATAATCTACCATGGTTGATAAAATCAAAAAAGACGTCAACATTCCTAGGAACGGTCTAGGAATTACTGAGTCCCAGCTTAGGGAAGCTAATGAGTTAGGTTTTAACCATACTCCACTTGCTCCTTCAAGGTGGTTTCAGTCATTTGGTTTTGATCAACTGCGTTCGACTACTGGCCAAATAGCAGATGCTGCAATTGATGTGGGCTGGACTGAAACGGGTATCGACTCAATCAAGCGTATGAAGGAGATTCGTCGAGCTGAGGAGTTGACGAACTATTCAGATGATGAGTTGAAGAAGCTCTACAACCGCCGGCACAACTCACCGAGGGGTGGTTCTGGTCAAGGCTGGAAAAGTCGTCCTACGCTCGAGGAGTTTAGTCTTACTGAGCGGCCGTCAATCCTGCAACCTGACGACGCAAATACTCAATACGGTATTTCAGGGCATTTGTCTTGGGACAAACCAGTTAGCAGCTTAGTCGCCAAAATCCAGCACAAACGAAAACTTGATGAACTGCGTTTAGGCAGTACCCTTGACCGTGCTCAAGGCTTTGTTGATAGTTCAGTTGGTTTTGGCTTGGCTATGGGTACGGCTATCTTTGACCCTGTTGGTCTTGCAATTGGTTTTGTTCCTATCATAGGTCAAGCTAGATATGCAAAATTAGGAGTGACGGCTTCTCGTCTTGCTAGAGGCGCAGAGGCCGGCTTTGTTGGTTCATTGGCAGTTGAACCGCTTATCTACTCTGCTAAGACGCAAGAAAAAGCAGACTACGACATGATGAACTCCTTGACTAACATTGCCTTTGGCACTGTGGCAGGAGGCGGTTTATTTGCGGTTGGCGGAAAATTTTACGACGGCTACAAAGGACTTCGCTCTAAGAGTCACGCAGCTGCTTTAGAGACCGCTGTTAAACAAGCAGCCAACGGACACAGTGTCGAGGTGGGACAAATCGCCACGCATGGGGCATCAAACAAGGTGTATGCGGCAAACTTTGATGCCATGGCTCCTGATGAGAGTTCAATAAATCCTTACGAAGCAATTAAGAAGGCAGGCGAAACTTCTACTGAAGCCGGCACGCCATTGCAGGGCGTTGAAACAAAGTTTGAAGAGGACCCTGCCGGCCAAAAACGTAGTCCAATTAAGGAATACAAGCCATACCAAGACGTGCAAAAAAGTATGGCCTTGATGGACGAGGCCACGTCTCCTAAGGCGGCACAGATCACGACCACGCAAATTACTAGGGCGTTGGCTGATCCCCAGTTTGACGAGGCAGTGCAGTTGGCCAAGGTCAATGGCATGCAGAACAATATTGCCTTCTACGTGAGAACCACAGACAATCAAGTCTTGGCTGTCAAAGCAGATCCTCGAGCTCCTATGGGCTTGTTGACTTCAAAAGCTTTTTCAACTGAGGGCACCATTGATATGTCGAAGGTGTCGGCAAACCTTAAGGACTTGCTGGCTATCCACGGTGTCAAGGTTAGCGATGAAGCTGCGCTAGATATTGCTTACAAGGGTTCGTACAACCTTGCTAAGAACAACATGACGCACGTCATGGAGATCAAGAACGCTGTTTTTGATCCCATGCAAAACCAACACAACGTTGTCCTTGGTCCTGAAATGGCCATGGAGTCTATGTTTGCTCAAGACGCCGTTGGCGAGGTTTTTAACGACCTAAACCCTAAAGGTAAGGCAGCAGTTGAGTCTGCGATGTTTGATCCAGACACTTACCTAGAAACAACTGGGGACATGTATAACTCGTTTGCGGGCTATGACACGGCCTTTGACATCAACAACCTTGAAAGTTCCGGTAAACAACTTGGTACTAACAAGGGCGGTTTGTTCATTGACAAGAACGACAACAGCCAATACTACGTCAAGTTTTACGCAAAAGATCAAGCGCTCAACGAGTGGGTTGCTGCTACCTTGTACACGTGGTACGGCGTGCCAATGCCTAAAACTACTCTTGTTACAGAAAACGAGGCAGTAGTTGGTGTTGCTAGCGACTGGATTAAAAACTTTAAAACCCTGAGTCCAAGCGAATTTAAGAATTTGCCAGAAGAACAGCAGCGAGCATTTGCTCAGCACTTGATCATTGACGCTTACTTGGCTAACTGGGACGTGGTTGGCAACGCTCCTAACTTCAACATGCAAATGATTGAGGGCAAAGGAGCTGTTTGGCGTATTGACCCAGGTGGCGCCTTGTTGTACCGGGCTCAAGGTGAGCTTAAGGGCGACAAGTTTACTCCTAAGCTGATGGATTACAAGAGCATCATGGATAAAAATCCAGATGTGTTTGGCAAAGTTAGTGTTAAAGATACTGAAGAAGCCGTTGCTCGCATTTTGCGTATTCCCCAAGACGAGGTCAATAAGCTTGTTGATTCTGCTGTTTTGCAAGGCATGGATAAAAAGCTTGCTGAAGAACTTAAGGAAAAACTGGCGCTGCGCCGTCTTGATCTTGAGAAGACGTACAGTGACGTAGCTAAGGAAGTAGCCAAAGAAACAAATACCGTTAAGTTTTTTAACACAACCGATGCTAACAAGTTCTTAAACAAGTTTTACGACCAGATCGAAAAGTCTTTGACCCCGTCAGAAATGACCGCCCTAAAGGGCTATACTGGCAGCGATTACGTTCCGCTTAACAATGCCTTGTGGGGAAAAGAAGTTCTTGGTAAAACGATCAGTCCTCAAATGCAAAAGGACATTGACATACTTGATTCGGTTTTTAAGAAGATCCCAGAGACAAAAGAAAAGTATGAGGTTTGGCGTGGCAATGTCAGGTACACAACCTTTAACAATATCTTGGCTGACTTAAATCTCAAACAGTTTGTGTGGGATCAAAACCTTGACGGCACAAAAGCCTACGAATTGTTGAAAGCAGCTGAAGGCCACATTATCACGATGCACGGTTTTAGCAGCACGTCTTTTTCGTTTGAAGCAGCTAAAAATTTTCACGGAGGGTTTAAAGGTAAGGCACCTATGACCAAAATCCTCGTGCCCGAAGGTAGCAAAGCAGTTCTTGCCGGTTCTGTATCGTCTCACAAAAGTGAAGTAGAACTGTTGCTTGATCGCGGAGCAAAGTTCCGCGTGAAGCAGGTCATTAAACCTACTCATGATTTTGGCGATCCAACTCTGATCCTGGAGTTGTTGCCTGATCCTAATGCTGTGATGCCGTTTGAGGTGCCAGATGCGCAGAAACTTAAACTAGCCAAGGCATACCATAAGCAGCCAAGCAATGCAGCCGATGCCGAACCTATGCTGAATGAACCTAAGGACTCTGTGGCTGACGCTATGAAAGCAATTGGCAACGACCTTAAGTTAATTGACGACGATCTAATGGCAATACAAGCTAATATTGAAGCCGAGATGGTTAACCTAGACCCTGAACTTGGAACAGCTTTAAAGACGGCACTTGATACTGAGCTCAAAGCTTTGGATCAAAAACAAGCCAATGCTGTAGACATGCACAAGGCAGCAGAAGCTGCAGTGGTCTGTATTAAGAAGGGAATGTAAGATGGCAATGCAAGATTGCTTGAATATCATTAAGAAGGCGGCTGGTGAAGGCAAGATCACGGATCAGCAGGCCGGTGACTTACTGTCTGAAATTGAAACGTTTATCTCGTCGAAGCAGAAGATGCTTCATGTAGATAACTTAGACGCCACGATTGCAGACCACCTGAAGCAACGACTTAACGACAGCATTTTAGCAGCAGCGATTGAGAAGCGAAACACTATGATCAACGCCAAGGTGTTGGCGCAGAACTACAACTTTGTCGGTAAGTTTGTTGATCCAGCTGAAGGTCTTCAGGCCTTGATGGTTGGCTCAGTGAAAAACAGGGTTGGTTCTAAGCTTAGCATCGACGCACAAGGCAAGGCCCTGTCAAACAAGTACTTGGGCCGCTTGATTCACGACCTAGAAAAAGACGACCTATTGGTTCATTTCAGCAATGGCCACATGGACGACGATATTGCTAGAGAACTCTTTGAGATTAAACCTAATGGAACACCAGGCATCTCGGAAAACCCTGTGGCGCAAAAGATTGCAGCCGTCGTCCACAAGTACCAGTCAGTCGCCATTGAGCGAGCAAACCGAGCTGGGGCCTACATTCAAGCAAGACCCGGCTATATCTTTAGACAAAGCCACGATCAAGCTCGGGTCCGTCAAGCTGGATTTGAAAACTGGAAAAATTACGTCTTAGACAAACTAGACATTGAGGCCACGTTTAGGGGTGCAGACCCTGAGGAGTTCTTGAAAGGCGCCTACCTTGGCTTGACGACAGGAATGCACAAGCGCTTCAAGGGAGACAGCGAGAGCAACTTCTTGCATGGTTTTAAAGGACCAGCTAACGTAGCCAAAAAGATGAGCCAGGAACGCACTCTGCATTTCAAGGACTCAGATTCTTTCATGGCCTACAACGAGCAGTTTGGTACCCAGGACTTGCGTGAGGCGATTACTGGTGGCCTTGACCACATGGCCAGAAACACTGCTTTGATGGAAGGCCTTGGTACAAACCCTGTTGCCATGTTTGATCGCATGGTGACTGAGTTGAAACTCAAGTATCGTGATCAGCCAGAAGTCTACGACAAGCTGTCAAAGAAAAACCTGATGAACCAGCTGAAGGAGATTGATGGGACCACTAGGATTCCGGCTAACGTCAGCTTGGCAAGGATCGGCGCTATTACCCGTTCAATCCAGAACATGGCTAAGCTAGGTGGTGCTGTCGTGTCCTCAGTTACTGACATTCCTAACCAGGCAGCCGAACTACGCTACCAAGGGGTTCCACTGCTCAAGTCGTACAGCGAGACGCTTGTGAATATCTTCAAGGGACGTGGTGATCTTGAACGCAAAGAGATTGCCCGTTTGCTTGGTGTTGGTTTTGACGGCTTGATTGGCGACGTGACAGCTAGGTTTGGTTCGCAAGACTCGGTCCCCGGAGCTATGGCCAAGTTGCAGCAACGCTTCTTCAAGCTTAATCTGATGAGCTGGTGGAACGACACAAACCGAACCAGTGCTGCTTTGATCATGAGTAACAACCTGGCTAACAAGGTAAACTTGGAGCACAGTCAACTCGGCAAGGCAGCCAATGTTATGCAACAGTACGACATTGGCGAAGCCGAATGGAACGTGTATCGCAAGCACGCGGTCAAGGAAGCAGCTGACGGCAACACGTACATGGTTAGCGAAGCTATCGAAGACCTCGACGACAAGACAATTAAGGATTATCTAAAGGATAAGGGCAATGCTAAACCATCTGCCAGAGACATTGCTACGGCTAGAGATGAGCTTGTCTCTCGCCTAGACACGTATTTCCAAGACCGGTCTGACTACGCGGTACCTATGCCAGGAGCCGCTGAACGGGCCATCATGAGCCAGGGCACTGAGGTTGGTACGGCCGAGGGTGAAGCGTTGCGCCTGATCATGCAGTTTAAGGCCTTCCCGATTACGATGATTCGCCGGGGTCTTGGACGCGAGGTTCATGGAGCGGCTGACGGCAAGCCAGATATGATGGGGCTAGTACATTTGATAGCTGGTACAACCTTGTTCGGATACGCTTCGATGGTTGCTAAGGACGTGCTTAAGGGCAAGGAACCTCGGACCTTTACTGGAGAAACAGAGAAGGACGCCAAGCTAATGTTTGCTGCTATGAGCCAGGGCGGAGGCCTTGGTATCTACGGCGACTTCTTGTTTGGCGAATACAGCAGGTATGGACGTTCATTCCTGTCAACCCTGGCAGGTCCTACCTTCGGACAGGTAGATGACCTAGCTGAGATTTTTACCCGTATTCGGACAGGCGAAGATGTGGGGGCCAACCTAATGAGGACGGTTACGAACAACACTCCGTTCATCAATTTGTTTTATACTAGACAAGCCTTGGACTATTTGATTCTGTACGAGTTGCAAGAGATGGTCAACCCAGGGTATCTTCGTCGGATGGAAGGCCGTATAATGCAAGAAAACGATCAGCGATTTTTCGTTCCGCCGAGCGAGCAGGTCCCATA